TTCTTCTTCTAGACGAGGTTGACCTGGCATCTAACAAGATCCTGTGTCTCCAATCTATCCTTGAAGGTAAGGGTGTCTTCCTCAAGAAGATCGGCCGATTCGTCGAACCCAAGGCTGGTTTCAATGTCATCGCGACTGCTAACACCAAGGGTAAGGGTTCTGAGGACGGTCGTTTCATCGGCACCAATGTTTTGAACGAAGCATTCCTTGAGCGTTTCGCTGTTACCTTTGAACAGTCTTATCCGACACCCTCCACAGAAATCAAGATTCTTGCCTCCCTTTGTGATGATCAGGACTTCTGTAAGCACCTGGTTGACTGGGCTGATATTATTCGTAAGACCTTCTATGATGGTGGTATTGATGAGGTAATTTCTACCCGTCGTCTGGTTCACATCGCTCGTGCATACGATATCTTTGGTAACAAGTCTAAGGCACTTGAGGTTTGTATCAATCGATTTGATGATGAGACCAAGACTGCATTCATCGAACTTTATGACAAAGTAGATGAAGACTTCCAAATGATTGACAAGGAGGGTGATAGTTGATAGAATGAACTCATGGTCCTTATTGTATGATTACATGAATGAACTACCTGAGGAGGGGTTTGAATACACTCCCCTCCCCCGTAAAGAAACTGGTTCAATTGATTTGAATATCAGCAATGTGAATGGTTTTTGGAAATATGAGGAGGATGTGATCCTCAAAGAAATACGTGACTATCTGAGTGGGACGTACAAAGCACATTACGCAAACGACAATAAAACTCAGACATTAGACTTGATTGGAAGTATTGGTGACGCAGAACCCTTCTGTCGATCCAATGCTATCAAATACTTGTCACGGTTTGGTAAGAAGAATGGTAAGTCTAAACTTGACATTCTCAAGGCCATCCACTATTGTATCCTTCTGTATCACTTCTCTGGTATCACTAAGCAACCAAAAGATAATTATGAAACTTTCTGAATCTACTGTAAGTCTCCTCAAGAACTTCTCTTCTATCAACCAGTCTATCCTGTTCAAGGAAGGTCAGAAGTTGCGTTCAATCTCAGTGATGAAGAACATCCTGGTTGAAGCCAATGTGTCCGAGGAGTTCCCTAAAGACTTCGGTATCTATGACCTGAACCAATTCTTGAATGGTCTGTCTCTTCACTCTCCCCCTGATCTGGACTTTGATAATGATCAGTATGTTGTGATCAAGGGTGGTCAGTCTCGGTCTAAGTATTTCTTTGCAGATCCGTCTGTGATCGTTGCACCACCTGAGAAAGAGATCTCTCTTCCTACAGAAGATGTATGTTTTGTATTGACCAGTCAACAACTGGAGAAACTGAAGAAGGCTGCATCTGTCTATCAACTCCCCGACATCTCCGTGATTGGTGAGAACGGTGTGATCAAACTGGTTGCACGTGATAAAAAGAACGATACTTCTAATGACTTCTCTATTGTGGTTGGTGAGACTAACTCTGAGTTTGTCTTTAACTTTAAGGAAGAGAACCTGAAGATTGTTCCTGGTAACTATGATGTAGTTGTCTCAGAGAAACTGTTGTCCCGTTTCCAGAATCAGAACATCGATGTTACATATTACATTGCTCTGGAACCTGACTCTACATTCGGATGAGACATCTTCTGTTTACCCTGAGATATTGTCCCTTTAATACCCTCAATAACGAGGGCATGATTAGGGAACATCTTAAGGTTGCTGCACAACAATCCTTATCGACTTTGTTAGATGTTACATCTCACAAGTTTGATCCTCAGGGTGTGAGTGCTGTTGCACTTTTGGCAGAGTCCCACATCTCCATTCACACCTGGCCAGAGAAGGGTATCGCTGTATGTGACATCTTTACTTGTGGTGAGTCTGGTGCACCCAATGCTGCAGCAGAATACTTGAAAACAGCTCTAAAGGCTGGTATAATGAACTCAGAACTCATAAGGAGAGAGTTGGATTGAATATCTTTGTAACCAGTGAAAGTCCAATCGAGTCTGCCAGGGTTCTCCCCGATAAGCACATCGTTAAGATGCCACTAGAGACCTGTCAGATGCTATCCATCGTCTGTTCAGAGAAGTGGGGTCATGGGTTTGGTGAAATCCACCGTCGAGACGGTCAACCATACAAGACAGAAAAAGGTGCCTTTCGTAACCACCCTTGCACTATCTGGGCAAACTCCTTTGTGATGAACTGGAGATGGCTCCTAACCCATGGTCTTGCAATGTGTGATGAGTACGAGCTCCGATATAATAAGGTGCACACCTGTCGTAAGACACTAGAGGAGGCTCGTGTTATACTTCCTACAGGAGACCCTACAGGACGATCCGGCAAAGGTCCAACATCCTTTGTCTTTGCTGGTCCTGACGAGTTTAAGTTGGATACTTCAATTTCCATCTTTGACAAGTATAAGATGTATATTGCATCTAAACCTTGGGTGAAGGACAATTACCTTCGTATCCCTGATCGTAAACCTGACTGGGTGTGATGAAAGATCATATTATCATTGAAAACTGTCTGACAAATGATGATATCAATGACATCTATTATCTTATAGATCAATTTGGTAACTGGGTAGATGGTTCTATTACTTATTCAGGAGTTGATAATATCAAAAAGAATTTACAGATTCAATTTGTAGATCAGTTTGCTAATCAGAGGTTGTCTGATATCGTGTATAATAGGATGGATAATCATATTGATTTCCATCATTTTACGGTTCCAAAAAATAGTAATACTCCAATGATCTCTAGAACACCCACCGGTGGGTACTACAAACCCCACCATGATGTTGCATCAGTTGGTGATTTTAGTACAACCATTTACTTGAATGATGAATTTGAAGGTGGTGAATTGTGTTTGTGGTTGAATGATGAAGAGGTGAAAATAAAACCAAGGGCTGGTAAGTCTATTACATATAAGACTGATACACCACACCGTGTAAGTGAAGTGATAGAAGGACATAGAGACGCAGTAGTATTCTGGACATTTTCTTTCATCAAAGATCCATTTGATATGATGATGTATAGGGGGTTGACAGAAGCCAGTGATCGTTTGACAATAGGTTCATACGATACCCTTGCAGAAGCACAGGAGGATCCTGCATTTATTATTGACACTTTGCAACAAGCTCTTTTAAGGAAATTTAATTAATTATGAGTCGTAATGAATTTGTCTGGGTTGAGTCTTATCGACCACAGACCATTGATGAATGTATTCTCCCCATAGGGATTAAGAATACGTTCAAACAATTTGTGGAGAAGGGTGAGGTTCCTAATCTTCTTCTATCTGGTCCTCCCGGTTGTGGTAAGACAACGGTGGCCAAGGCACTTTGTCAAGAACTTGGAGTAGATTATTATGTCATCAACGGATCCGATGAAGGACGATTCCTGGATACTGTCAGAAACAATGCGAAGAATTTCGCTTCGACCGTCTCACTTTCGTCGGATTCTAAACACAAAGTCATCATCATTGACGAAGCTGACAACACAACCCCAGATGTTCAACTCTGTTTACGGGCGTTTACTGAGGAGTTCATTGGCAATTGCAGATTCATCTTTACCTGTAACTACAAGAACAAAATCATTGCCCCCCTCCATTCCCGCTGCGCCGTCATTGACTTCGCCATCAAAGGGAAAGAAAGGCAGGAGGTTGCCGGACTCTTCTTCAAGCGTCTCCAAGAAATCTTGGCTGCAGAAAGTATTGAATATGATAACAAGGTCTTGGTAGAACTCATTCAGAAACACTTCCCTGATTGGAGACGTGTTCTAAATGAGTTACAGAGATATTCAGTCAGTGGTAAGATTGACACAGGTATCCTTGCAGCATTCAGTAATGTCAAAACAGATGACCTTTTTAGAAACCTTAAGGAGAAGGATTACCCCAAGGTACGTAAGTGGGTGGTCGATAATCTTGACAACGATCCTAATGTATTGCTCCGTAGTGTTTACGATGCTGTATATTCAAAACTGGATGGTGCAGGGATTGCTGCTGCTGTTCTCATCATTGCTAAGTATCAGTATCAGAGTTCTTTCGTCGCGGACCAAGAGATAAACATGTTGGCATGTCTTACTGAAATCATGGTGGAGTGTAACTTTAAATGAATATCCAAATTGAGTTATCCAAGGATGTAGAATACAAGGGTAAGAAGCTTGGTAAATATATCTGGAACCTAGAAGAAAAAAATAATCATGTGACTGGGTTCTGTGATTCACTTGATGAGTGTTTTGTTGAAATTATGAGGTTCAAAAATGTTGAAACAAATTAAATCACATTGGTACTATGTGTTCTGGGGCATTGCAACTGTCTCAGTGGTGGCGGGGCAAGTGTATGTTGGAACGGGATATAGAGAGATGGCAAACGAAGTTCGTATTGCCAGAGAGAGTACAACTGAATTTGTAAAAGAAATGACGGGGTGGATGCCATGGGTAAACTGGGACTGAGTACAATTTTATTTCTGACAATGGTTTCAGGTCCAGCTCTTGCTAGACCAAACAACTATCGTCAGCCTGGTGGATCACAGGAGACTAAGTGTTATGAGAATGTGTATCGTGAAGAGTATGTTCCTGGCACTAGAAACAATCCTGGATATATCAAGAAGTATGATGAGAGAGTAGAGGTTCAGTGTGAGAAACACGAAGTCTATCCACAACCTTATCCTCGTCAAAGACAGAGTAATGTAGACGACAATTCCTGTATCGAAGGATCCATCCTTGGAGGACTTGGTGGAGGCGCACTAGGTGGTGTTCTATCCACACAGGAGAACTGGATCTGGTCTATCCCTGCTGGTATCATCGGTGGCTCCTTGGTGGGTTGTCAGATCGATGGTGGTTGATTTAAACTAAACATTTATTATTGAATTATGGAAGTCAAAGTATTACGAATGAACACAGGTGAAGAGATCATCTACACCCAGATCAATGAGACTGATGAGTATGTCGAAGTGGAGAATGCACTGGTAGCACTTCCTAATGCACAAGGTCAGATTGGATTTTCTCCCTGGTCTTATCTCTCTGCAGATGATACTACAATCAAAATCTCTAGGGATTATATTGTCTATATCATTGATGCCAAAGACATGGTTGTGGAGAACTATAAAAAAATCTTTTCTAAGATTGAGACCCCTAGTAAGAAGTTGATTCTTTGATATGGAATTAAAGGACTGGTTGAATTCTATTAACTTCAATAAGGAGAATCTTATTGAGGAAGACTCTACTCTTGCCAAAGAGTATCCACCCTTTATTGTCAACAAATGTTTGTCAGGTCATTTGGATTGTGTGTTGTTAGCCAATGAAATGAATCGATATCATTTTCTTGATAAAGACATGCAATATAATTTTTATCTAAATATATTGAGAAAGAAAAAGAGATTTTCTCCTTGGTTACGTAAGGAGAAGGTATCAGATTTAGAGTATGTCAAACAATACTATGGTTATAGTAACGAGAAAGCATCTCAAGTTCTGAAAATCTTATCTGATGAACAAATTGAATTTATCAAACAACGACTTGACACTGGTGGTACTAAATGACGAATACTGTTGAACCTCAGGTTAATTGGTCTCAGAGCCAGATGGTTGAGATCAGACTTAATGAACCTGATGACTTTCTTAAAGTGAGAGAAACACTGACTCGTATTGGAGTTGCTTCTAGAAAAGAGAAGAAGCTTTATCAGTCATGTCACATTCTTCATAAGCAAGGTAAGTATTTCATCGTCCACTTCAAAGAGTTGTTTGCTCTTGATGGTAAATACGCCAATCTTACTATTAATGATGTTCAGCGTAGGAATCGTATTACTAAGCTTCTTGCTGATTGGGGACTCATTACGATAGTCAAAGAAGATAGTGTTCTTGACATTGCACCCTTGAATCAGATTAAGGTATTGTCATACAAAGACAAGAGTGATTGGACTCTGGAACAGAAATATAATATTGGTAAACGAGGTAAACCCGAAGAGGAAACTCAATGATCGTTGGAATCACTGCCGTTCTTTTAGTTCTGACTAGTTATGGAATTTACTTAGCCTTTGGACCACCCAAAAACGACTTAGAAGACACATTCGATCATCACGACGATTAATTCGATGATAACCGAACAATAACAAGCGGGTTTCCACACCCGCTTTTTTCATGCTTGTGGTATAATTAGTATGTCAGAGGAGAGGGGGTTCAACTCCCCCTTTGACGCCAAGGATGCCTTCGGGGTCCACACAACACACTCTCGCTTATTAAGGAGAAGTCACATGACACTTGCAAAGTATAATGCTGCCAACTTAGATCAGCTAATGGACAGGATTGCAAAGAATTCTATCGGTATGGATGCATACTTTGATAGAGTATTGAATGCATCTGTTCACAATTATCCTCCCTACAATGTCGTTCAGGTAAATAGTACTGAGACGCGACTGGAAATTGCACTAGCCGGATTTAAGAGAGAGGAGGTACATGCTTACACCGAGTATGGAAAACTTTATGTCGAAGGGAAGAAAGAAACTTCCGATGAGGACAGGACGTATATCCACCAGGGACTGGCTCAGAGAAACTTTGACAGAGCCTGGACCCTCGCTGAAGATACAGAAGTCACCAACGTCGTATTTGAAGACGGACTTTTGTCAATCACCCTCACTAAAGTTATTCCCGAACACCACCAACGAAGAGACTACATCTAAATAATACATATCGTCGCCGCCCGGGTTCAATGGCCAAATCCATTGACACCCGGCTTTTTTTATGGTATGATACCCGTGAGTCAAAATGACGTATGGCAGCCAAGAAAGAACACGTTGATGTCGTCCTTCCCACAACCGGTGAAGGTGTTGAGTATGAAGTGATCAGTCGTGAAGTGACTGAAAATGCTCACCGTAATTGGTCTGATATTAAGTCAGATCCTTATGATGAGATTGTAGAACAACGTAAGAAAACATCCTACGGTAATCCCGAGGAAGTATTTGAAACCTATGAGACAGTAAGGTATCGTAGATATCACCCTGCTCCTGATCCTGTGGCACCTGTTGCCGTAGAGGAAGTTAAAGCACCAATAGATAATAAAGTCAAAGTAAAACCTAAAACTGTAGAAGTAGAATCATGAGTACAAGATTGTTGTTGTTGAAGTCTGGTGAAGACGTGATCGCTGATGTCACTGAGATGTTGGTGGAAGATAAAGTAGTTGGTTACTATCTCAAATATCCATGTCGTGTCAATCTGGTCAGTAATGTAGAGAGAACGGAAGGATCATCTAAGATCCCTTCTAAGATTCAGCTCCTTCCATGGATGCCGATGAGTAAAGATAAGACCGTTCCTATCCCCTCAGACTGGGTGGTTACAATCGTTGAACCGATTGAACAAGTAGAAAACATGTTCCTTGATGGAGTTGAAAAGTATGAAAAATCTAAAGTTGATAGTGTTGACGAATGATCTTATTTTGATCACTCAAATTGAAGAGGTAACAACAGATCTGGGTGAACCTGATTGTAAGTTGATTGAACCATTCACTCTCAAAAATGATGGCACAATGAGACCATGGTTGGTGGATATCACCTCCCAAAATACATTCATGATTCACTCTGACAAAATCTTGACTATGGCTGACCCAAACGGTAAACTGATTGACAAATACGAAACCCTGGTGAAGGAATGAGGTTTTATACTAATGTCCAGGTTGTTGGTACGAACTTCCTGGTCCGTGGTTATGAGAATGGACAAAGTGTTCAATTCAAGGAGGAGTATTCTCCCACTCTCTATGTTAAATCAAAGCGTGAATCAAAGTATAAAACCCTTGAGGGAGAAAATGTAGAACCCATTCAACCGGGAACGGTAAGAGATTGTAGAGAGTTCTACAAGAAGTATGACGAGGTAGATAACTTCAAAATCTACGGTAATGATCGATATGTATTCCAATACATATCTGACAAATATCCTGAAGATGAGATCAAGTTTGATATCAAAAAGATCAATCTTGTAACAATCGACATCGAGGTTAAATCTGAAGAGGGATTCCCTGATCCTGAGAATTGTGCTGAAGAGATGTTGACTATCTCTATTCAGGACTATGCCACAAAACAAATTAAAACTTGGGGCAGAAAGCCTTACACACCATCACAGGATAATGTAACTTATTATCATTTTGATGATGAGATTGCAATGCTCAACTCATTTCTATATTGGTGGAGTAACAATCCTCCTGAGGTGGTGACTGGTTGGAACTGTCGTTTGTATGATATCCCTTATCTCTGTGGCCGCATTGATAGAATCATGGGGACAAAGAAGATGAAACTATTGTCACCATGGGGTATCATCAGTGAGGAACAAATCACGATTAAGGGTCGTGAGTTTAACACCTATGACATCGCCGGTGTTACTACACTGGACTATTTGGAACTGTATAAGAAGTTTACTTATACCAACCGAGAGAGTTATCGACTGGATTATATTGCTGAGGTGGAACTTGGTCAGAAGAAACTAGACCACAGTGAGTTTGATACCTTCAAGGAATTCTATACTGGTAACTGGAAGAAGTTTGTAGACTACAACATCGTTGACGTGGAACTTGTTGACCGAATGGAAGACAAGATGAAGCTGATTGAGTTGGCCTTGACTATGGCATACGATGCCAAGGTGAACTTTGTTGATGTGATGTATCAGGTCAGGATGTGGGACACCATCATCTTTAATTATCTCAAGAAGAGAAACATTGTCATTCCTCCCCGTGACCGAACGGAGAAGGACAAGAGGTATGAGGGTGCCTATGTGAAACAACCTGAACCTGGTGTCTATGACTGGGTGGTGTCGTTTGACCTTAACTCCCTATATCCACACCTGATGATGCAGTACAATATCTCTCCCGAGACTCTGGTGGAGGAGAAGCATCCGTCTGCAACCATCGACAAGATCCTGAATAAGGAACTGACCTTTGAGATGTACAAGGACTATGCCGTGTGTGCCAACGGGGCTATGTTCCGTAAAGACATCAAAGGTTTTATGCCCGAATTGATGGAGAAGATGTATGCAGAACGTAAAATATATAAGAAGAAAATGCTCCAGGCC